GCGGGCTGGTTCGCCCGCAACCTCAAGATCTTGCCGCAGAAGGGGGGGTACATCCCCTTCGTCCTGAACGACATCCAGTGGCGTCTATTGCTGGAGATAGTGGGCGACCTCCGACTCGGGAAGCCCATCCGGGTCATCATCCTGAAGGCCCGGCAGTTCGGCATCTCGACTCTCATCCAGGCGCTGATCTGGTTCCTGCTGCTGCGAAACGGTGGACGCAATGCGACGGTGATCGCGCACAAGGGGGACGTGACCGGGAACCTCTACGAGATGACGCGGCGGTTCTACAAGAACATGCCCTTCTCCCCGATCACGTCCTCCTTCTCGCGCCAGGGGATCGTCCTCGCGCCGCCCCACGACTCCCGCCTGACGATCGAGTCAGCTGAGGCTGGCGAACCCAAGCGCGGGTTCACGATCCACTACCTCCACTGCTCAGAGCCCGCCTTCTGGCCTAATGCCGAGATCACCGACCTCGGGCTGATGCAGACCGTTCCCGACGACGGCGGAAGTGTGGTCGTGAAGGAATCGACCGCGAATGGCGTCGGTGGCCTCTTCTATCGACAGTACTGGGATGCGAAGGAGGGCCGCTCCTCCTTCAAGGCAATCTTTCTCCCCTGGCATCTGCACTCGAAGTACCAGGAACCGCTCACGATCGCTGGGCGTGAGGCGCTCCAGGCCGCGCTCGTCGAGGAGGAGAAGAAGGGGATCGAGCGTTACCAGTGGACGCTTGAGCAGGTCGCCTGGCGCCGGAGAACGATCTCCGATAAGTGCGATGGCGATGTGGCAAAGTTCCATCAGGAGTACCCCTCCAACGACCGGGAGGCCTTCCTGGTGTCGGGTCGCCCGGTCTTCGACCTGCACCTCCTCGAAGCCCGATCCCTTGTAGCCCAGGAGCGCAAGCCGGTCTTCCAGGGCATCCTCTCGTATGATGGCGAGTGACGGGGCCGAGACCGCTGCTGCTGGTAACCCCAGCTAACCATGGGGGACGCCTCATGAGGGCACGGAGGTAGGCTCCACCAGACAAGGAGGCCATCATGGGTGGACGTATGCAGGGCAAGGCGGGTCGTCAGGAAGTCATCGGCTTCTCCGACAAGGGCGGCTCGGGCGGGTACGAGAACGAGAAGCTGAACGAGGGCGAGGCCCGCAGCACCGCGAAGAGCGCGGAGTGGGTCAACAAGTCCGCGGGTGACATCAAGACGAAGAGCCAGGTCAACCACGTCGGCGGGTCCCGCGCAGGAACGTGAGCTTCACCCTCCGGCCAGAAGGCCGGGGGCCGCTTCGCATCTGGCATCCACCTGAGCCAGAGCGGTCGTACGTCCTCGGCGCTGACACGGGCGGCGGGAAGTCCTCGAACGACTTCTGCGCCGCCACTGTCATTGACGCCAACAACGGCGGGCAGTGCGCCGTCTTCCACGCCCGCGTGGACGCCCTCGACTTCGCCGAGGTGGTCTACGCCCTGTCGAAGTTCTACGGCGGGAGGGACTCGTTTGCCTTCACCGTCCTCGAGACAAACGCCCACGGCCTGGCGGTCTTAGAGAAGGTCAGGAATCTCGGACACTCGAGCCTCTACACCCGCCAGGCGTGGGACGCGATCGAGCAGACCTTCAAGGCGCAGATCGGGTGGGTCACCTCGATGAAGACGCGGCCCATGCTGATCAACCGAGCCCGCGCCGCGCTCGCCGACACCTCCTACGAGATCAACGACATCGAGCTCGTCAAGGAGATGAGCACCTTCGTCTTCACCGACACGGGGAAGGAAGAGCACATGGAGGGGTGTCACGACGACCTCCTCTTCAGCTGGATGCTCGCACTCGAAGGACGGTTCACCGTCCTGGACAGGGGCCAGGTTGTCCAACAGCCAGAAGGCCAGAAGCCCAACCCGGACCAGTGGGTCTGGGACCGGGCGAAAGCGGATCTCGAAGGCGCGAGGCGGATGGTCTACACAGGCGAAGACGACCAATGGGGAGACAACGCATGAGCGAGATGGGCTGGCTGGTGCTTGGAGCTCTGTGCTCGGTCATTATGCTCGCGGCGTTCTTCACGATCTGCGTAGTCCGTCTTGTCTCGAAGTTCTCCTCTCACGCCGTGGAGCTCGCAAGGCTCTCAAAGGCTGGTTCACTGAAGGAAGTGATCGCCGACGAACATTCCGAGGATGGCCCGGTGTTCACACAACCGCCGAGCGACGAGTACGAGGCGGAGCTCGAAGAGCTGATGGTGCGGGACCGACGCGTCCCGCCTCACGAGCAAAACGGTCCACGACTTCGAGGTGAGGAGTAGCCATGCCCGGAGTCCCCTACGCGGCAGCGACCCGACGCTCGGGTCCGATGAACCCCTTCGAGAAGTACAAGGAGAGCGGGTCGGTCGGCCCGAAGGACCACCCCTACGTCCCGACCGAGCTCGAAGCGGAGTTCCTGCGCGAGCTGTACATGCGGTACATGCCGGACTCGAGGGGGACCAACCACTACGCGTTCCACCGCCAGTGGTGGACCAACATGGCCTTCTTCCTCGGGATGCAGTGGCTCCAATGGAACGACACGCTCGGGCGGATGGAAGAGACCAAACGCCCGTCCTGGCGCCGGTACTACACCGCCAACAGGATCTTCACCGCCGTTCTCCGCACCCACTCGAAGCTGGTGGCGGATGAGGCGGTGGGGAGGTTGGCGCCGAAGTCCACCGACCGCGAGGACATCAACGCCGCCCAGGCGGCAGAGGACATGCTCGACCACCTGCGCGAGGTCGTCGACTACGACGCCATCCGCTCGGAGGCCATCCTCTGGGCGATCATCTGCGGCTCGGGCTTCGTGAAGCTGTGGTGGGACCCAGCCGAGGGGGACATCAAGACCGTCGACGACGGCACGGGGAAGCTCGACTCCGCTCCCATCGGCGAGCTCTGCGGCGACTCCTCAGGTCCCCTCTCCATCCGCGTCCCGACCAACGTGACGAAGATGCGGTACATGCCCTGGCTGATCCACCTGACCGTCCGGTCGATGGAGTACGTCCACGAGCACTTCCCCGAGAAGGCCTACGCCGTCGTCCCAGACGTGCAGGCTGGGTACGAGAACTGGCTCGAGGACCGGATCGCCAACATCGTCGGCCAGGCCGGGGTCGTCTCCCCCCAGTTCGACGAGCCCTTCCCGAACATGGTCCGCATCATCTCGATGTGGACCCGCCCCTCTCCGGCACACCCCAACGGCATGTACGGGATGGTCGCGAACGGCATCCCCCTTTTCGTCGCCACCGAAGGCCCGAAGCTGATCAACCCCTACGCCGACCTCGGGTGCCCGATCCCGTTCATCCACTACCCCTACGCGACCGTGCCTGGGCGCCTGTGGGGGATGAGCCTGGTGGAGCAGATGATCCCGCCGCAGCGGGAGTACAACATCGCCCGCTCCCAGATCATCGAGAACAAGGACCTGATGAGCCGCCCGAAGTGGCTCGTCCCGAAGGGCCACGGCATCCCGGCCACCTCCATCAACAGCGCCCCCGGCGAGGTGATCGAGTACAACGCCTCCCTCCCGAAGCCCGAGCAGGTCGACATCAAGCCGCTGCCGAACTACGTCATGGACCACATCCAGGCGTGCAAGCTGGAGATGGACGACATCTCCGCGCAGCAGGAGGTGACCCAGGCGAAGGCGCCCGCGTCCATCCGGTCAGGCGTGGCGATCCAGCTCCTCCAGGCCGCGGACAACGCGGTGCTCGCGTTCATCAAGCGGACGATCCTGCGGGGCGATCGGGACTGCTACCGGGCGATGCTTCAGATCGCCTCGAAGATGTACAAGGAGCCGAGGGTCATCGCGCTGCTGGGGAAGGACAACCTCTTCCAGGTCCAGGCCCTGCTCGGCTCCGACCTGAAGGGCCACACCAAGGTCCGCATCTTCGCCGAGGGCGGGATGCTGGAGAGCAAGGCGGCGCGGCAGCAGAACGTCCTCGACTACGTTCAGACGGGCATCCTCAACCCGCAGGACCCAGACGAGAAGATGTCGATTCTCGCGGCGCTCGAGATGGGCGACGTGCGCACCTTCGTGAAGGAGCGCCTGATCGACGAGCGGATGGCCGAGTTCGAGAACCAGCAGATGGGCAACGCCGAGCAGCCGATGTTCGGGATGGCCCAGGAGTGGGAGGACCACGAAGTCCACATCAAGCGGCACAACCTCTTCAGGAAGTCGGTCGAGTTCAAGCTGCTCCCCCAGCAGCAGCAGGACGCGATCGGGATGCACGTCTTCCAGCACCAGCAGTTCATGATGCAGCAGGTCATGGCGATGCAGGCCCAGCAGGAGTCCCAGCGCGGAGGCCCAGGCGAGAAGGGCCAGCAGTCCGAGCCTGGCGACCGCGGCTCCCCGCCAGAGGCCAAGGGGAACCCAGCCAACGACACGGGAGGCTCCAGTGAGTGACGACATCTCCCACCCCTTCGATCCCTCCTGCCCCTACTGCAACAGCAAGGTGGATCTGAAGAAGCGGATCATGGACAGACACGCGGCGGCAGAGAAGCGCAAAGGCATTGACCCGTCGGGGAAGATCCTCGGCACCGAGCGCCAGTACCTGCGGCCCATCGACGAGGGGAAAGAGCAGGCTCCAAAATGGGTAAACCCAGCTATTCAGCGGGCGACCTTGCAAAAGCGGTTGATTCCGCCTTCGAAGCCAATCCAGCGGTAGCCGATGGCACGACGCCGCAGGAAGGCAAGGAAGCGACTGCCGCAGCTCAAGCTGCGGCGAACGGCGCGGCAGCCGCACAGGAGGCTGCTGCCAAGCGAACCCTGGCTCTTAACCACCGGGGCCGAAACATCGAGGTAGACGAGGACGAAGCCCGGAACCTCGCCCAGAAGGGCTTCGACTACGAGGCCAAGATGGCGGACCTGAAGAGCCGCCGCGACCAGCTGGAGCGGGATGCCGTCGAGTACGGGAACTACCAGAAGTACAAGGAGTACCTGACCAACAACCCGAAGGTCGCCGACTCGATCGGTCGGGTCCTCGAGACCTACGAGGCCAGGGGCGCCCTGCCGAACATCGACTTCGACTCCCACCAGGAGGGGTCCGAGCGGATCGACCCCGAGGTGATGAAGGAGATCCGGCAGCTCAACCAGAAGATCCAGCAGATGGAAGTTCGCACCGCCACGGATCAACTTGCCCGTGACATGCTGGACACCGTAGAATCCAACCCAGTCCTGAAGGAGTGGTCAGAACGCAGCCTGGCCGCTGGCAAGAAGGACATGGCGCTCCAGAAACTCGGTGAGGCGATGAGGTCCGACCCGAACCTTTCGCTCGAAGCAGCGGCGAAGGTCGTGGCAACGGAGTTCACGCAGATCAACGAAACGCTCGGGGTTCCCAGCAAGGCGTACGTCGGGAACAAAAAGCAGGACCAAGCGCGGTTCGGGCACACGGAGCGACCGGGCGATTCGCCCCCCGCAGTCCAGGCGCCTGAGCAGCGCACCTACTCGGGCAAGGATCTGCATAAGGGCGTCGTTCGGAGAGCCGTCGCGGCGTTCCTGAACCAGGCCCAGATGTAGGACGCGCCCGAGGGAGAACCTCGGGATGCCAACCACATACACGGATCGCGCCGCCGCGGACGCGATCCTCAAGGACTTCTTCCTTGGACCTATCCGTGACCAGCTGAACAGCGAAACGATCCTCGCCTATCGCCTCCAGAAGAACGAAGAGATCGTCGAGGGTCGGTACGTCGTCATGCCGCTCCACACGGGGCGGAACGTCGGCATCATGTCGCGTCGTGAGTCGGGCGTGGTCGCCAACGGCAGCAACCTGCCGGTCGCGGGACGCCAGGGCTGGACCGACATGCGGTTCCTCGTCCGGTACAACTACGGTCGGATCAAGATGACCGGCCCCGTCATGGCGTCGGCCCGCACCAACCGCGGGGCCTTCGCCAGGGTGGTGGACGAGGAAGTGAAGGGTCTCGTCAGGGACCTGAAGAACGACCTGAACCGCCAGTACTGGGGTGACGGGTCGGGGCGCATCGGGATCATCAAGGCGATCACCCCCAACTCCCCGATCGCAGGCCAGTCCACCTTCAACGTGAAGGAGCCCTGGGACGTGGCCGACCAGGCGCCCTCCCTCAAGTGGTTCCAGGTGGGTGACCGGATCGTGGCGGAGGACATCACGGCTGGCGCGGGCACGACCGTGCTCGTCGGGATGACCAACGCTTCGGCGACCTCGCAGGAGGTCATCGGCGTCAACCTCAAGGCCAAGACCATCACGGTCAGCGGCGTTGGCGGTGGCGCTCCCGAGGCTGGCGTCGGCGACGCGATCGTCCGCGCCTACGACGTGGGTGTCCCGGTCTCGGGCGGCGTCGGCATCTCGAACCTTCGAGGTGTGACTGGCGGCGTGCCGAACCAGGCGTCCGACATGATGGGCCTGGTCGGGATCACGTCCGGTGACGTGAGCTCGAACTGGACCCGTTCGTCGGCCCTCTACAACCCCGTGCCGACCGGCCAGGTCTACGCGGGCGCCCCGTCCGGCGTCTACACCTACGCCGACCTCCAGGGCGTGTCCGCTGCCGCCACGACCTACTGGGCCGCGAACACCAACTTCAACGGCGGTGTCCCGCGCCCCCTCACCACCGACCTCATGCAGCAGTCGATGGACGAGGCCGAGCTCAAGGGTCAGGCGACCGCCACGATCGCTCTCGGGTCCTACTCCGTCCGTCGCGCCTACGTCAATCTCCTCACGGCTGACCGCAGGTACGTCAACGAGTACGAGCTCGACGGCGGGTTCAAGGCCGTCGACTTCAACGGCATCCCGCTGGTGCCCGAGAAGGACGCCCCCGAGGGGACCATCTTCTTCCTCTCCGAGCCGAACCTCGGCATCGCTCGCATGAGCGACTTCTACTGGCTCGACAAGGACGGCGCGATCCTTTCCCGCGTCTCCGGTGTCGACGAGTGGGACGCGATCCTCGCGTACTACGCCGAGCTCTACACCGATCGCCGGAACGCTCACTCCGTCCTCGGTGACATCGCCATCAACTGAGTCCTTCAGTGCCCTGGGTGGCCCGTCACCACCCAGGGCTTAGGTCCCTTCTCGAAAGGAAAGCCTCAAGATGATCCGCCCACGCAACATCGACCCAGGCCAGTACCCGCACCCCAACGCCCTGATCACCGGCCTCCTGATGGACAACGCCGTCTACTGGGTCGCGGCGGGTCAGTCGGTCGCTCTCGCCACGGCTCCCGCTGGCACCACCATCAC